TACGACATGCCGGACTTCGGACACATCGGCGGGTACGTCAAGGTTCTCAAGACGCGCACGGCACAGAAGGGCGTGCTCAAGATCCTGCCAGAGATCGACAAGCGAGTGCGAAACGGAGAGCCGCTTGTCTCCATCGTCGGGGACATTGGCGAACGGTTCACGGCGCTCGCCTCAGACCAGACAGACAAGGATCTATTCGACTTGCGGGACAGTTTCGGAAACCTCGAAGAGCGCCTGGAGCGTCCACTGACCGCCGGGCTGGTCGGGATCTCTACCGGATTCCGCGAACTCGACAACCTGACGAAAGGATTCCAGCCGGGACAGGTCATTGTCCTCGCCGGACACACCGGGAAAGGAAAGACGACACTGGCAGGATGCTTCGCTCTGACCGCGATACAGGCTAAGGTCGCCACCGCGTACTACTCGCTCGAAATGTCCCGCGCCGACGTGTCGAAGCGCCTGCTATCAAACCTCAGTGGCGTCTCGCTAGGAAGGATTCAGACCGGGCACATGACGGACGCCGACAAGGCCACGGTGCGCGAGGCGAAAGCGTACCTGAGCCGTCTCCCGCTCGTCTTGCAGGATACGGAGACGGGGGCAATCACGGCATCTGGGATCGCGGCATCGCTTCGCAAAGCCAGGACGGAGCACGGAATCAGACTCGCCGTCGTGGACTACCTCGGCCTCATTGCTCGCGATCCGGGGGAGAAATTCGAGAACCGGAACATCGAAGTATCCCAACTCAGCCGGGCAATGAAGCTGCTCGCCGGAGAGCTTGCAATCCCGATCATCGTCCTGCACCAGCTCAACCGATCGTCCGCCACGAGGTCGGCAGACACGAAGCCAGTTCTCTCGGATCTCAGGGACTCGGGCAGCATCGAGCAGGACGCGGATATCGTGCTGTTCGTGCACCACAAGGGCTCGTCCCATAGCCAGGTCGGACAAGCCCCGGTACCAGATGCGGAGATCATCATCGGCAAGCATCGCAACGGACCGGAAGGACTCATCACCGTCAAAGCCGATCTCGAGCACTTCAAGTTCTCTGACTTTTAGGAGGAGCTATGACCCAAGCCGACCTGCCATTCAGTATCGACGCTGCGGACGCTCTTTTCGAGGGAGTCTTCAAGCTCAAGCGAGCCCGCAAGTCCGACCCGAAGTCCAGTCACCTTGCGGCGGAGGAGATCGCCGAGACTGCGGAGAGCCAGTGCGCCCGCATCCTCGCCGCGGTCAAGGCGCACCCGGACCTCACGACTCAGGAGCTCGCGCCGCACGTCAAGCTCTCGGTTCACACGGTCGGGCGGAGACTGCCGGAACTCAGGACGAAGGGGCTGATCTGCAATCCGTACTATGGCGACGGGAGAGACGCCATGCAGCTTCGGAGATGTACGGTGCAGAATCGGCTGGCGCTGACTTGGAGGGCGGGATGAGAATCGCAACATCGGTGTTTTCATGCCAGAGATGCGGTCACAATCACACCGAAGTTGAGTTTTCGCCGCTGACAAACCCTCGCGACGAGTGGACGCATTGGGCGTTTTGTCCGGTCACGTTGCAGCCGATCCTGATGCGCGTGCTAGAATCCACCGTAGAGCTACCACCGCCAACCGATCCCCCCGCCCCCGAATGAGCCCACGATCCGACAACCCCATGCAGCCCGCCAACAGGGACCGGTCGCGAGGCCGGTTCGTCCGCTTCTGATGGCAGTCGCGGCGGCGGCGGACTCGCAGGGCCTCCGGATCGAGTACCTCGAGCTGGACAAGATCGCCCGTTTCGACCGAAACCCAAAGAAGCACGACGTAGGCGCGCTGATCACTTCGATCAAGCGGTACGGCTTCCGAGACGCTCCCATCTTCGACGGGACGCTGAAGGCCCTTGTAGCAGGCCACGGGCGGCTCAAGGCGCTCGAAGCCATCCGAGGTGAGGGAGCAGCCGCGCCGGCAGGCATCCGTGCCACAGATGGAGGCCAGTGGCTTGTACCCGTCCAGATGGGCGTAGACTCCAAGAGCGCATCCGAGGCTAAGGCGTTCCTGATCGACCACAACACCCTGACGCTCTCTGGAGGCGACCTGGGCGTTGACGCCATGCTCCGGCTCTACGACCAGGACGGGCTCGGGGATCTCCTGAAGGAATCCGGCCCGACCGTCTCCTTCGACGGCGAGGACATGGACAAGCTCATGTCTGCGCCGGACTTCTCCCCGGTCGGAATCGAGGAACAGGGACGGCTTGACCAGAAGAAACCCGTCACCTGTCCCGAGTGCGGCGCGGAGTTTACGACGTGAGCAAGGCGGATCTGCGTTTGGACTGGTGCTCACATGAAGCCGCTAAGTATGCGGTGATGAACTGGCACTACTCGCGCTCTATGCCGATGGGTCGTCTCGTCAAAGTCGGAGCGTGGGAGCGCGGCAAGTTCATTGGTTGCGTCATTTTCGCTCAAGGGAACAACCAGCACCACGGCAAGGCGTTTGGGTTGGGGTTGTTTGAGGTGTGCGAACTCGTGCGCGTTGCGCTGTCCAGTCATGTGTCGGCTGTCTCGCGCATCGTGGCGCTTGCGCTGTCATTCTTGAAACGGTACTGCACCGGCATTCGGCTCGTCGTCTCGTATGCCGACCCCGAGCATGGTCATGTCGGCGGAATCTACCAGGCCGGAAACTGGGCCTACGTCGGCACGGGCGGATCTACGGATGCGTTCGTTGATTCCACCGGAAAGAGACTGCACTCTCGCGCCTACTCGCCGGCAGGCGCCAAGATTCAGTTTGGGCAATTTGCCCAAACTGCGCCAACCGGGGCGATTCGCAGAGTTGCCGTCGCACCAAAGCACAAATACTTCATGCCGATGGATTACGAGATGCGCGCAAAGATCGCACCACTCTCCAAGCCCTACCCCAAACACCCCGCGTCCGAAGCAGGCAATGGCGCTGTCCAAGCGCACAGCGGCGGGGCAGCACCGACCCGGACGCTCCATGTCTAAAACTTCCACAAAAACCACGGCTAAAAGAATACCCGACCGAAGGGTGGGCGCTCCGGAGAAGTTCACGGTCGAGGAAATGGCCGAGGCGCTGCGCGAGACGAAGGGATTCGTGTCAGCTGCTGCCCGCCGTCTCGCCTGCGATTCTGGCACCGTGTACGACTACATGACCCGGTATCCGGAGCTAAAGGAGATCCGCCAGGAGGCCCGCGAAGCCGAGAAGGATCTGGCCGAGATGATGCTCGGGAAGATGATCCGCGACGGCCAGTTCCTCGCGACGTGCTTCTACCTCAAGACGCAGGCCAAGGATCGCGGCTACGTTGAGCGCCAAGAGCACGAGGTCGTGATCGACTACGCGAAGCTCTCCGACGATGAGTTGCAGGCCATTGCATCTGGGAAGAGCCCGATTGAAGTCCTCTCCCGAAGAACAGGCTAGAGCCGGGCTCGAGCTCAGACGGAGGGCGCGAGGTACGCGTCCGCCGCCGCTGACCTTCCGCGAGTTCGTCTCCAAGGTCAACCCGCGTTTCGTCTGGTACAAGTACGCCGAGTGCGTCGGGTCCGTGCTCGAGCGCGTCATCTCCGGCGAACTCCGGCGGGTCATCATCATGGCCCCGCCGCGTCACGGCAAGTCCGAGCTCGTCTCGCGCCTCTTCCCCGCCTATTGCGTCTACCGCTTCCCCGACAAGTTCGCGGCTATTGCGTCGTATGGCGCGAGCTTGGCCGAGGGCTTCAACCGTCACGCTCGCCGGCACTACTTCGCTACGTGCGGAATCGACCGCACGGAGACGACGGCGGTTGAGCATTGGGAGACGGGCAAGGGCGGCGGCTGTTGGGCGGTAGGCGTCGGCGGCGGATCGACCGGCAAGGGCTTCTCCTTCGGCGGCATCGACGATCCGGTCAAGGATGACCAGGACGCACAGTCCGAGGTCATCCGCTCGCGCACGACGGACTGGTACGAATCGGTCTGGTCTACCCGTCTCGCTCCCGATGCGGCGCAGATCGTCACGATGACCCGCTGGCACGAACAGGATCTCGTCGGCTA